GTTTTTGACTCATTGGATAAATCGTATATCCTAAAGTTAGATTTTGGGTTATCATAACCAAGTGACTCATTAAGAACCTTTACACTCATTTTCGCCGATGCAAAACCTGGATCAGCAACGATGTCGTAAGTAAATAGTTTTTTTAATGATACAGTTCCGTCAGATTCGGTAATACCGGCAGCTCTTGATGAAACGAAAATAGGACAACCATCGTCAACTAACGATTTTGCCTCTTTTCCCCAATAAGTACTTAATAATCTGATTTCACCTTCCACCAAGTTTGATTCTTTTACATAATTAGCTTTTGTAATTACGTGAGAAGCTCTTGAAAGTGAAGTATCGAAAACATCTGGGTGATCAAATTCACCATAGACAATTCCAAGATTGTTCATTCTTTCATTCATCTCCTCTAAAGCAGGAAGGAACCTATTTGCAGTGTATACTCTTTCATTTCTGTTCTTTACATCGAACTCAGTGAAAGTACCACCTAAAATATAATCCTTCTTACCAGTGCTTGAACTTTCTCTTACAAGAGAGTTCGTTGAATTTTCTACAATTAGAACTGGTTTCATGAAATAGTTTGTTTTTTTTTGTATTTTATTAGAGTATATATAAACCACGAATCTATAGAAATTTGAAAGGTGGATTTTTTATAGTGTTGATATAAAAAATAATTTAAAAAACTAAACTAAATCATGTTTTTTTATAAAACAGGTAGGTGGATTTTTTACAATCACATAAATAACAGAATGATCCTTACAAGAGAAATTGAAATTCAAATAAACGAATCCAATTATCAATACTATGAGGACTTAGGATACGACATTTTGATAGGAGAAGCAATAACCATACCGGTAGAGTTACTACCAAATGGATCACACTATAAAATTAAATGTAAGTGTGATGGCTGTGGCTTGGAAAAAGAAGTAATCTATAAAAACTATCTAAAATACGATAACAAAAATTGGGGAGACTATTCATGTAGAAAATGTTCCGAAGTAAAAAGAAAAGAAACTCTTAGAAAAAACTTTGGAGTAGATTACCCAATTCAAAATAAAAAAGTATTGTCAAAAATGAAAAAAACTCTGATAGAAAAATATGGAGTTGACAATATCTCAAAAAAGAACAAACCAAATGAGTAAAATAAAAGAAGGAGATATATTCGAAACACAAGTAGAATTCTCCACATCAGGAAATGCAAACATAAAGATTGAAGGAAAAGAAATCTTTATACATAAAAAGAAAACAGCAAATGCTCTTCATTTAGACACCGCACGTGTTGAAATATTCCAAGGTCAAAAAAAGTTAGAAGGAAAAGTATTAGAAGTAACATCTAGATTCAAATCCGAGTTTGTAGGAACTGCACAGGTAAAAAACGATACAATCTTTGTATTACCTGATAGTAATAAAATGGTAGTTGACTTTTATATAAAAGGTAAATCAGATGTTGAAAATGGACAAAAAGTATTAGTAGAATTTTTAGACTGGGATTTTGGTAAAAAATCACCAAGAGGAAGAATAACTAAAATATTGGGATTTGTTGGTGAAAACAACACAGAGATGAATGCCATAATGTATGAATATGGATTACCAGTAGATTTTCCACAAGAAGTTTTAAATGAGGCAGAACTTGTACCAGAAACAATCACTGAAAAAGAGATTTCCAAAAGAAAAGATTTGAGAAATGTTACTACAATCGGAATTGATCCGTTTGACTCAAAAGATGCAGATGATACTATAAGTTTACAATTTATTAATGGTAAAAGATATGTCTCAATTAATATAGCTGATGTAACACACTATATCAAACCCGATACAGAATTAGATAAAGAAGCTTATAAAAGAGGAACTTCAGTTTATTTAGTTGATAGATGTGTTCCTATGTTACCACATAGATTGAGTAACGGAATTTGTAGTTTGAAATCTGGACCAGATAGATTATGTTATACAGTGACAGTTTGTATTGACGATAATGGTAAAATAAAAGATAGATGGTTTGGAAGAACAATTATAAATGTGAATAAAGACTACTCTTATGAACAAGCACAAGATGTTATCGAAAATGGTAGTGATGGTAGTGATACAGACTCAATCATATTAGAACTTGATAAAATAGCTAAAATTATGAGAAAGAGAAGAGTTAAAGAAGGTTCGATAGAGATGGGTGGTAAAGAAGTTAAATTTAACTTAGATGAGAATGGAAAACCTCTCGGAGTTTACTTCAAAGAACAAAAGGACGCTAATAAACTAATAGAGGAATATATGTTATTGGCGAATAAAGAAGTGGCTATGTTTATAAAATCTAAAGAACTTCCCTGTGTAAATCGTGTACATCCAGAACCAGATGATGAAAAATTACTTCAGTTGAAAAGAATAGCACTTAATTTTGGACACGAACTGGAAATTAGTGATCCAGATACAACAAAAGAAGAAATTAATAAACTTATAAAGGCAATAAAAGATACTCCAGAAGAAAATATATTAAGTACATTGGTTATTAGATCTATGAAAAAAGCTTACTATTCTACTGAGGAAATTGGACATTATGGCCTTGATTTTCAGGACTATACACATTTCACATCGCCTATAAGAAGGTATTCCGACATTTTGACAATGAGGTTATTAACAATCGCTCTTGGTAACGATGGGTATCCTAAGAAGTAATTTTTCATTTAATACATCTTCAACACTCTCATTATATTTTATAACTATAAGAAGAATATTGTTTAATATACAATATTCTTCTTTTATCTTATCATTTTTTAACTGTGTTATGAATCTTTCGTCACCACCAAAATAATCAACTGGTCTATAATGTTGCTCACCATTATATTCTATACATATATTATAATTTGGTAAATAAAAGTCAAACGGTAATTCTTTGATATTTTTACATTCACTAAATTTATATTGTATTTTAAACTCTATATTATTTTTATTTAATATTTTAGATATTTCAAGTTCTCCTTTAGACACTCTACAAGATGGACATCCTTGTCCATCCAAATGAGCAGATGCTCTTTGTACAAAATCACCATGTTTATCACAGGTAATTATTACTTTTTCGTTAACATTATTCAATAATAATCTATCATATTTATATTTATTATTGTGTATATTATTACTTTTCTCAATAAATAAAATTTTTCCTAGTTTCCTACAATCAGAACAACCTTGCCCATTTAAATGTGAATTTACTTGTTGTAAAAATATTCCATGTTCTCTACAATTTATTTCTACTTTATCTTTATTTGATTTGAATGATATATTATCAGAATATAAATATTTATTATTATGTATTTCTTTTGATCTTTTTATAAAATCTTCAGTTGATAATCTAACTCTTCCAATTGCACATTCAGGACAACCAGCCCCGCCTATCATATGATCATTCATTCTTTGATTGAAAATACCATGTTCTTTACATATAATATCAACCTTTTGTTTATTATTAACATATTCTTTAATCAGAGAATAGTCATATTTATTATGATGTTTAATATTGGATTTCTCTATAAATTTCTCTAATCCTAATTTTTTACAATCAGGACAACCTTGCACCCTATTAGTATGATGTTCTGGTCTCATTTTAAAAACACCATGTTTTTTACATATAATATCAACCTTTGTTAGTGAATTAACATATTCGGTCACCAATGAGTAATCATATTCATCACCGTGTATTTCATAACTTCTACTAAGAAAGGCATCTAATCCAGTTCTTCTTTTTTCTAATCTACATTCCATACAACCCTGTCCATCTAAATGAGCTGATGCTCTTTGTAAAAACTCACCATGTTCCTTACAAATTATTAACACTTTCACTTTACCACTTAAATAATTTGATAAAGAGTAGTCATATTTATAATCGTGTATTATTTCGGATTTCTCTATAAACTCTTCAGTTGTTAATTTTGTCATATTATTTCTCTAATTTTTCTCTAATAATTTCGGATATTTTAATAAGTCTACCTTCATTTACACTTCTTTCTAGTGTTTCATCTACTAATCTTTGATAAACATCTTTATTTATTCTGATTGTTACTGATCTATCTTTATTATCCTCTTTCATAATGTATTATTTATTTTTTGTCTTACATTATATATTAAAACTTATCTTCCTCCTTTTGATATAAATTTTATGAAAAGTTTAAAAGATAAAAATAAACTAGAGGAAATATGTAAACATATCTCTAAAAGAGAGGAATTGAGTTCAAAAGCACAAAGAGATTCAATTAAATATAAACAAGCTGAATATTTACAAGATAAAATTGGACAAGTATTTGACGGTATTGTAACTGGAGTTATGGATAGAGGAATCTATGTAGAGATTACCGAAAACAAATGTGAAGGTATGATTAGAATGGATTCATTATCAGGTAGATGGAATGCTGATGTAGAAAATTATTTAATAATTAGTGAAATTGGTGAAAAGATTCAATTAGGAGATCCAATAAAAGTAATTGTTAATTCAATAGACTTGTTTAAAAAACAAATTAATTTCATAAAGTTCTAAGACTCCTTTCGAGTGCACTAAACTCAGGGTGTAAAGTAGACAGCATATCCGGACAAATATACTGTTATAAAGGCGGTAAATCTTGAAAAGAAACAAATTAATTTTATAAAATTCAACTGAAATGGGAAGGCTAAAGTCGAAAGAAATGGTCGTACATACCTTAGAGGTCGAACTAGATGATGATGAATCACTCGACTACTACGAGGACCTACTCACCAGGTACAACCAATGGAAGGTGTTTAAAAGAGAGGTCAGACTCACTGGCCTACTGAACTCTGGTAAGAAGGTGCAGTTCGACATAGAAGATGCGAATCTACTAATATACACAGATATGGACGCCATACAATACGTATACAAAGCAGTCTTCCGCGCGGATAACATAACCTTCATACTGAAGGACGAAGAAATATTAAGTATGTCATTGTCAGGTGAGATAATTCCAAGCACATTGGGTAATAGTATAAAAGGAATACTAGACGCAGGTATAAGTCTGAAAGTAAAGAAGTATAATGACAAACGAGGTAGAATAACTTTCTACATAGACATAGAAGAAAAGAAAGCCGCATAAATAAAAAGCCACTCAAATAATTTGAGTGGCTTTTCTTATATCCGATATATTTTAGAATTCAAATTCGGCACCTCCTTCAGCCCCACCCTGATCTGCCGGAGCTTCTGGTGCGGTCTGACCACCACCTTGAGCAGGTGCTTCAGTAGCAGCTTGTGCACCACCTTGTGCAGGTACTTCACCACCCATTTCACCACCACCTTGTGCAGGTGCACCACCTTCGGCACCAGCACCACCTTCTGGTCCACCTCCAGCACCAGCAGCATCTTTTGCCCAATATTTTTGATTTTCTGCTTTCTCCTCAGGAGTAAGTTTGAATACATTATCCATTAACCATTCAATGTGGAAGTAAGGTTTTTCACCATTCATTACCGCAGTAAGAGTTCCGAGTGCTTCTGCTTTTTTGGATAGATTGTTTATTTTCTTCCATTCTTCAAATATTTGATTTGTGTAGAAAATTATATCCATTTGATTCATAAGAATCTCATCTTCCTTTAATTCAGGAAACTCAATCAACATTTGAAGTTTTAAGGGTTTAACTATAATTTCTTTGAAGTTTGCTCTCAATCTACTAATAAAATTATGAAATTTAATTTCGTCTCTTGTCATTTCGGCAGCATCCGATATTAAGTTACCACCACCACCTTCTGCCTCAAATCTCGTCAACGGAATCTTAGAAGCTCTTTTCAATGCTTGGTGAAACCATTTTAACATGGATTCTTCGTTCAGGTCATGTCCCTGTGGAGAAACAAGTTCCATATTTGGAGTACCTGCGTCACCTTCTGGAAACCATATCTGTTTGTTATATGGTAAGTGTTTAGCACCATTCAAAGTAAGTGTACCAAGTGTGTCATCCCATTCAACTTCTTCAGAGTAGTCATGTATCAGCTGACCAATCTGCTCTTCTGCTCTTTGACGAGAAAGACCTTTAATAGGAATAGTGAATTTTTGATATATTGTCGCATTTATTACGTTGAACATTATTCTAGTTTGTTCAAGTATTTTTAATTGGTTATAAGGCTTAATAAGACCTTCTACATAAGAAGTTTCCGAATAGTCATTTTGTGTCGAATATGATACAAAAACAATTTGTGAATCTAAAAATATTCTTCTTAATTGTGGATCTTCAGGAAACTGAATCCAAAGGTGTCCTACGTTTGGTTCATATGCAGGAACGAGAGTTTCTGGTCTAAGTCTATTAAACGCAATAATATTTTTCTTTTTATCATCATAAACAATCTCTACTGCAACGTAACCATCAACAAGAAAGTCTTTTATCATATTCCAAGCAGTGATACTATCTGCAAATCCATACTTACTATAGATTTTTTCAAAATACTCTTGGTATTTATCCTTTACTTCTTGTGAATAATCATTGGAAATGGCTCTAGGTGAACAAAAATCTCTATCATCGTTGTAAACTATACACTCGTCTGCAACTGCACTGACCATATCTCTGATTTCATCCTTTATAGAATACTCTCTAAGAATTCTTCTTTTATCCGCATAAGCTTTATCTAAATAAGGAATAGACTTTCTACTTAAAACAGATGCAACCGCTCTTTGTGAAAAGAAATCATACATAGAATTTCCTTTAGCTGCATATGGATCTTCGTTTATACCAATACCTACCTGGTTTCGAATTATCATATCGTCATAGTTCATTCCGTAGTTTGAAAGAGTTCTAAGTATTCTACTAAAAAGCCCTTTATTCTCAACCGCGGAATTTACAAATCCCATACCCTGCCCTTCTCTTTCATTATTATAATTATATGATGCCATTAAAATTGTTAAAATTTTAAGGTATATATAAAATATCATGTGTCTCTTTTTTAGAACACAAAAAAAGGGTAGTGTTTACTACCCTCTCCGACATAATATTTTTTAATTATTTTTAAATATAAAAACTACGATTTACGATTTTTAAG